AGTTATTCTTTTACGAGCGTTGGTGCTCATTTCAAATAAAATGGAAGCCATATCGGAAGCTTTAACACAACGCATGTGAGCCATTCTGTCATCAAAGTCATCTAAATCAAATTCTAATTTTGCTTTCATTGTGCAAATATACAATAAAATTATTCTTCTTCCAAATCTTCCTCAGGATTAAATTGTTCAAAGTAAGTATTCTCATCCATTGCTTTCCATCCACCTTCACCTTCCATTGATGTGAAGGCAAGTGTGACAACGCAATTTCTAATACCTTCAAGTTCTCTTTCAATATCGTAAATCTCCAAATCAACGATATCATCACCATCAATTCGGCGATTTAATTTAGAAACCAAAGAGTTATAACTTCTTAACAAATGGTTTCTTAGTCCGTCCATGCTTACTTCCATCACTTATTTATTTTATAGATTTCATAATATATTGTGTCACCAACTGAATAGTTCTTCAAGGTTTTGAATGTTGTTGTATCATCAATCGTAACATCGTAATACAAATTCATTTCATCCTGAACACTTCTCGGTATGTGTCGTTTAACACTGGTTATCACATGTTTTTCTCTACCCATATGGGTAACTTTTTCATTACTATCTTTTAGTACGATAGCAATGATACACATTGCAAACAATGCTATTGCGGTTCCGACGACAAAATTTGCCCAAAAATTCTTTTCATTCATAACTTTTTATATTCAGGTTTTAAATAATTCCATATTACTTTATCAGTATTCTTTCCATCCCATATCAAAAAACATAATGCCCTTATCTTTGGGTGGGTCTTACATTCTTCCAAATGTAATGCAAATTCTTTCTTTGATGGTTCAGGGTCTCTATCACCATACTTACCATATCGGAAATAGTCGTGTATTTTACCAGCATATTCACCATAACGATAGTGGTCGTATCTTAAATCCGCAACATACATCCTTATCTTCTTGTAGAACTCGTCAGGAACATCTTTCAACAATTCCAACACATCCTTACCCTCACTCAACATTTCCCATATCGCAGTGGTAGATACATTGGTCATTATCTTATGTAGACGAAGATACTCCTCACCCTTAACTTTCATTCTATCACCATTAGAGAAACGAACAACAAACCCTTCCTCATCATCCTTTATCATTTCTTTTAAGACAGAGTAATCGTTTATACCGTCATACTTCTTAACGACTTTGAAACCAAGATTGTTTATTAAGTTCTTCAATCTAACATCAACATCCTCTCCATATAAATCAACCTCATACCCAGTTTCAGTGTTTATCATTCCAAGTAATACCAAATCTTCGTATGGGTATTTCACAACTATACGATTCTCATCATATATTATTTCAAACAAGTAAGTATAGTCCTTATGTAGTTTTTGATAGTCGTACTTCTGTAACATCTCAAACCCTTTAACCGCTTGGTCAGAGGTAAAGGAACCACGAGTTGCCATTACCCATTCACCTTCGTAGTTGAATAGTATTCCCAAAGAACCGTCCATCTTATCGTACACATCAAATTCAGGAGTTGCAGTATGTTTACCTTCCTCCAAGTTGAAGAACTTCTTAAATGGTCGGGCAACAACCTTCCCATTTCCATCAGTCACTAGTCCACGAGTTTGTAGGGTAACATCGTCCCATTTACCTTCGTATTGAACGGTTTCGGTATAGTTCCATATAGTCAAAGGAAGAGTCGGATGTACTTGCTTGTACACCAACCCTTCCTCAAAATATTTGTTTAGAACTTCATTCATTTGACAAAGATAATAAATTTAACTTAAACTTTCAGGTAAAAATAACAAAGTTGGATTTTTTTTCTGAATATCAACATCAGGATAATGTTTGCTGAACTCCATCACATCAAATCTTTCAGTGATAAGATGATAACCATTTTTGGTTGGGATTTCACTTATGATTTTATCCTTACCAAAAGGAGGACAACTATCAATTGCAAGTTTAACCTTTAATAACTCTTTGTTATCCTTACTATCAATGTCAACAATCCATCTCTTCTCATAAGTTTTAATCTGACCTACAACTGAGTCAAACAAACCTTTCTGATTGGTCTGTCCGTTACGAATTCTTTCAGCCAAAGATACCATCATTTCCAAAGAGACATCCTTATGGTTTTGTTTCTGGACATGGATATAAGCACGAGCTTTAAACATTTCACAAAGTTGTTTAATCTCATCGTATCGTTTCTCCAAATACTCAACACTATTAACACAATAAGTTTTGATGGTGCGAACTGACTGGTGATTATCTCTTTCACCTTCGGGTTGGTCTTTCTTTCGTTTGAAAACATAGAGCATGTAGAAGTCACCATCGTTTTCAAAGTTCAGTAAATCTTTTATTAACTCTATATTATCAATCATTTTAATACAAATCTTCTGAGAATAATCCTATTCTCGGGTTATACAATTTATCATATTCTACTTGTTCAGCCTCAATCGCCAGTCTCATTGACTCAAACCTGTCGTAGAAATTACCTTTATTTGAAAGAAATCCTTGCTCATTTTCCCCAACCGCATCAGGTCCACTCACCACACTTCGTAACTGACCAAGTGTTTTCATTATGTCAATACAATGCCCGTGTCTGTGTCCACAAACAACGACACCCTTATCAACATTCTTGGGTAAGAATGTTTGTGTCGGCAAATCTTTATACCATATCGCCGCACAGATGATATACTCCTTAGTCATTCTTAGTCCAAGGTTGGTTCTTATGCTTACGCTTACGAGTATAGTCCTTCTTACTCTTTTGTACCATTGGACGAGTTACCATCCATATCTCTTGCATTGTTACCTCAATAGTTTTCATTTTATTGTAGTATTAGTCGTTAGTGTTCCTTAATTGTTTCACAAAGATATATCAATCCTGAGTTTATTCCAAATAAAAACCCCAAAATATTTTGGGGTCTTATCTTTAAAGTTTGACTTCAAACCTATCTTTCATGATTTGGACTTTGTCCTCAGGAACTCCGTGTAGGTTTTCACCACCATGTCGGTTTTCGACAATTACTGAGAATACAGTATATCCGTATGTCTTAGCCATATCGTAATATGTCTTCATTTCCCATTCTTGTGTGAATGTATTGGACACAGCAATCTTTTCTTCCTGGTTGAACATGTGGTCTTCAACCATTTCCTGACACCAAGCGTGAGCGTCTTTGATTTTGGTGTAGTCAAAGTTATATATCCCTTGTGAATTAACAAAGAACATATCAGCCTCAAACACAGGACAATTCAAAGACTTAGCGAATGTTGATTTTCCACACCCTAGCTAAGGCACTCCCCTTACAAGGTATAAAACCTTATTGGGGAGTGCAGTATTTTTTATTATTTCCATATATTTATTGTTAGAGGTATTCTTGATACCGAATACAAATATAAGTAAAAAAATGAATATGACAACATTTATTAGAAAATGTCCTGTATGTAATTGTGAAATTTCATATACGAACAAATACAATATGTTAAATGCCGAAAAAAAACATTCAAAATGTAAAAGTTGCGGTATAAAAAACGCAATAACTGACGAGGTTAAAAAAAATATGTCAGAAAGGTTTAAAGGAGTTAATAACCCAATGTACGGTAAAACTGGTGAGTCCAATCCATTTTTCGGAAAAAAACATACAGATGAAACTAAACAAAAAATAATTAAAAATAGAGATTATTCAATTTATAAAAGCAATGATTTCAAACAAAAAATTTCCAAATTAACATCAGGGAAAAATAATCCAATGTTTGGTAAATCTGTTTATAGTGTTTGGATTGAAAAATATGGTAAAGAAATTGCTGATGAAAAATTAACTGAATATAAGAAAAAACAATCTCTAAACAATTCAGGTGAAAAAAATACAATGTATGGAAAACCTGCACCCATAAATTCAGGTAATGGTATTTGTGGTTGGTATAAAGGTTGGTTTTTCCGTAGTTTACTTGAATTGAGTTACATGATTTATGTAATAGAAAGGTTTAATCTAATTTGGGAAAATGGTGAATTAGAAAAATATAAGATATCATACACACAAGATGGTGTTAGTAAAAACTACTTTCCAGATTTTGTAATAAATGGGAAATACATTGTTGAGTGTAAACCAAAAAGATTATGGATGACCTCAAAAAATTTACTAAAATTTGAATTTGCTAAAAAATATTGTAAAAAAAATGATTATGTTTTCAAAGTTCGGGATATTAGAAAAATAAAAAAACCTGAACTATTATTTTTAATAGATTCAGGTTTGGTTAAGCTAACTAATAAATGGATAAATAAGATTTTATAATACTTTATTTTTCATAGTCGTCGGGCATTTCTGATATTACATTTTTTCTCCACCACTTAGCAAATTTACTACTTTCAAACTTACTAACCAAATATTCTCCAATAAGTATTATTCCAACACAGAATAAAACTGCCAAGAAACAAATGAAGAAGAAAGCTTTAATGAAGTAAAACATATTATCGGTATTTGTTATAAAGGTTATTAATCATTTCAAGTTCTTCCTCTGTCATTGAGTAATACTTGTTTGAGATGGTGTGTAGCTTACCTATAAACTCTTCTTCCATCGGACTTATCTTATCTTCATGCCAAGGCTGTAATGGGTGCTTTGCAAGGTGTCCGTCTTCAATAAGAGCAGTAATCACTTCCTTGATTTCTCTTTTTGAACAATTAGTTAAAAACTCGTCAACATCAATATCTAAATCAACATCAACATTATAAGCTGTGAAGTTTGGCATATTATTTTATTTATTATTAGTTACAAAAACATCTGCGGTTTTAGGTATCTCAGGATAGTTATCATCAATCCATTTGTGAAAATTTACTGGTCCAATCCCCATATCCAAAATATTAAAATTTTCGTCAACTAATTGGATTAGTTGAATTCTTTGTTCAACGGTTAATGTAAACTCAACTATCATACAGTATGTGGTATTTGAACTCTAACACAAGTTTGTGGTTTCACCTCGTTCATCCAAAAGTTATTGATGTAACCCATGATGTTAGCCGACCCAATAGGATTTGCAGAATGAACTACAACAATTGGGAACATTACCGGTTCCTCCTTTTTGGTGAAGTAGTCCATCTCCAATCTTTCAGGATACTTAGAATAAAATTCATCAACCAAGAACTTAGCAACGTCATATCCGGTTTTCTCTGAAATATTGTTATAGTCCAATTTGAAATTAGGAGATACATTGGTGTGGTACTCATTCATTGCACTATCACCCAAGTCGTGGTCCAATGAGATTGTATGAACATTCTTAATACCAACATTCTGAACCAAATTAACCAACTGATGATAATCTCTAACAACCATCCAGTCTTTATCCTTTGGTGTTCTCACATCGTCCAAATATATTTTCATATTATTCTCCTTTTATTTTTTTGTAAACCTCTTCAACTCTTTTCATACCCACATCCGTAAGCCAAATTTCAAATACAAAAAAGAATATCCACCAATTATAATCAACCAATTCAGTTATCTTGTAATCACTGAACACATCAACTAACAAAATTACCATAAAATAGATTGGTAGTAACGAATACAATACCAACCAAATCCAATTAAAAACTTTTTTCATATATTATATTTTCTACAAATATACAAACAGATTTCTGATTTTACAAATTAATAATGTAAATCTATATAAAGATTATCATCATCTTTATATTTCAAACAACACCAACCTGGATGGTATTGTTCTTTCATTGTGTCATCCAATTCAACGATGAATTTTGATGGGTCTTCCATTTCATACTTTGGATGTTCTCCATTCTTTCTCCTCTTAATCTCCTCATTCATCCGATAGTTCTGTTCTTTATACATATGATAATGGTCACCTTCCTTCAAAACAACACCCCAACCATTTTCTTCATAATACCTATCTTCAACCCTTTGTATTAAGACATTTGCATCATCAGGTAGTTCGGGATGTTCTTCCAAAAACTTCTTCAATTTTCCAACAGTAAGATAATCTTTATACTTACTTAAATCTTCCAGTACTCTTACTTTCTTATTATCATCCATAGTCCAAAATCAAAACATAAAAAGTTAATTCCAAAGTTGTATCGTGTTCCATAACTCTTGGTTATGAATATTGTTGGGATGATTGCAATTTGTTTGAAGTCATCAGTCCAAGTTAAATCAAAGAATGGTATTATTTTCATAATTATTTAATTTATTAGTTGCGTCTATTCAGATGTTATAGGTAATTTTGCTTTGCAAAACTCCACTTCGTTACCTATAACAAAGTATAAACAAAACAAAAAACAAACAGATTCCGCTCCCCCAAAAAAACACGGAGAAAGTGTTATTTAAGTCTGTGCTATGTTCTGCCCAATCAGTTAAAGTAAATTTTTTATTTTTCCAAGTGTGTTTTTTTGGTAAAAATGGTATCATCAATCTAACCAAAATCCAAGTCGGTAATACTATTATTTTATTTCTCATCTTATCCCAAGTATTTTGATAGATTTATCGCCGCTTGTCTTGCGTCTTCCCAATTTTTAATCATATGTTTTCCTCGTTTGTTGAATGGCATAACTGATTTAATTCCATCATTATAAATCCATTTCTTATCAAAGTCATCACCCTTTTCATATGACTTGGTGTATTTTTTCCACCACTTTTTAAACTCCTTCTCATTGTAATCTTCAACAACAGGATTATACTTCTCATCAAATATTCTATCACCGATTGTAAACAAAGCCCCACCACGATGAGTGTATCCATAATAACCTTTAATCCCATCTTGACCGTTAACTACGGTGTCCTCCAATCTTGGGGTGTTCCAAGCAACTGCAACCCCGTGTGGGTATTCTTCACAAACAGTCATTCCGTTATTGAAATACCACCAAGCAGTATCAATACTACCAATGTATTTTCCGTCCTTTGTTAAGAATGAATTCTCCAAAGTGTATTCATTATCCTTTCCAAAAGTATGAGTTCCAATAACACCATCAGTGTATTTCTCAATCAACTTAACTTTTTCAGGGTCAACATTTGAGTGTCCTTCCATAACCTGTTTAGGTATGAACCTAGAAACCAATTTGATAAACCCTAAATTAAGGTGGACTTTATTTAATTTACCACCCTGACTACTTGAATAGTGGGGATATTTCTCAAACTTCAACATCATCTTACCGAGATATGGAGTTCTGTTTTTAATTAACTTTTCAATCATATTATTTATCAGCGTTTAATAATCTTTCAAGATGGTGGTCGTTTGGCATGTCTGACAACATCTCTCTTTTATTCATTATTGGAACAATCTCCCTTAACAAATTGTAAGGACGAAATTCAGGGTGTCCATCAAATCCAACATCCATTTTCTTTCCTTGGCCGAACTTTCTTTCGTTTGGTAAGTGAACATGTCCGTGAAGGTGAATAATTCCTTTGTTCAACCCATCCCAACTTTGAATTGGGTAGTGCATACATACGAACTCATGACGCTTTGCTTCGTTTTTCTTCACAGGTTCCATCACAACAATTCGTAGGTATTCTGATACTGAACTGAATATCGATTTGATATTTTCCCTGTTTCTTTCAATGTGATGGTCGTGGTTTCCAAGTACCAAGTGAACATTCTTACATACAATCCTATCTCTGAATTGTTGAATGAATTCAAATCCACCAAATGACCAATCACCAAGACAAATCAATACATCGTCCTGACCCACATTCCAGTTAATCCCATTTAGGATTGACTCGTTCATCCTTTCAATCGTTGGGAAGTCACGAGTTTGGTCAACAGGAATTTCGTTATCTGTTGTTCTCCAATTGGTTGTCCCTCTACAAATGTTTTTGTGGTTGTAGTGAGGGTCAGAACATATCCAAATGTTTGGGAATATTCCCTTTATATCTTTTTCTATCCTTAAAATCATAATGCGAAGATATATAATTAAACTTCATCTTCAAAATACTTTATCAACTTACTTGCAGTTGAATAGTTGGTCGCAATTGGAGTGTCATGAACATTACAAAGTCTTAACAACATCTGAACATCCACTTCGTGTGCGTGGGACGATAATGGGTCCATAAAGAATATTACACAATCAACTTCTTTATTGACAATCTTGGATGCAATTTGAGCATCTCCGCCCATCGGACCTGATAGAAATCTTTCAACTTTAAGACCGGCAAACTCAATATGTTTTCCTGTCGTACCTGTTGCAAGAATATGAACATTGTGTGAAAAGAATTCCAATCTTTTCATAATAAAGGCAACCATATCTGCCTTTTTGTTGTCGTGGGCAATTACCGCAATATTTAATCTACTATTCTTTTTCATAAAAAAAGGTTACAAGGGTTCATTATTATTTTATCCTTTTAAAAGGTCTTTATTTTTTTTGATATCAAAATAGGTATCAATTAGTTTATCAATTCGTTTATCAGTATATGAATTAGATTCAGAAATAGTATCTTTTTTAGTACTTTCTATCTGTCTCCATATATCACTTACCTGACTTTCCATTCTATTATTATATTCTCTTAAATCAGAATGGATATTTTGTCTTTCATTATCAATTCTTCTTGATGTGTATTCACTCTCATTTGAGATTGTTCTTACCAATCCCTGAATATCTTCTTGTAAATTTTTGATTTGTGTTTGTTGTTTACTAATCGTAAGCAAACCCCAAGTAATCACCCCAATAAGAATTAGAGCAAAAACCGAGAGCATACCTAAAACAAAATAAGTTGTTTCCATAATATTTTCTCCTTTATTTCAAAGAACCCTTGTAACCTGATAAAGGATAATAAATAAAAATTACACAATCAACCATAGGATTAAATCAATTAAACCAACAGTAAAAAATGCAAGGATAAAATCCCCAAACAATCCCATGAGTTCAGTTCTAAAATCAACAAACTCAACTTTGGATTTGAGATAACTCCAAAATCTAACAAAGAATGTTACAAATAAACATTGTATTATAAAATTTACCATGATACAAATATAAACAAAAAACCCCACCTAACAAGATGGGGTTTTCAACAATCAAAATATTTTACTTAACTTCCTCGAAGTCAACATCATTAACTTCGGCGTCTTGTGTATTCATATTCTCAGTCATATCCTGAGCTTGTGAATATAGTTTTTCAGAAATCTTTTGGAACACTGAATTAACATTATCCATCTTTTCTTTAATGGTCTCAACATTTCTTTCGGAGTGAGCCGACTTCAACTCATCAATCGCTGTGGTAACTTCCGTATTTTCTTCCTCAGACAATTTATCTTCCATATCTTTCATTGTCTTTTCAACTTGGAAAATCAAACTATCTGCTTGGTTGATAACCTCAGCATCTTCCTTTACTTGTTTGTCTGACTCCGCATTCATCTCAGCTTCTTGTTTCATTCTTTCAATTTCTTCTTTTGAAAGTCCTGATGATGCTTCGATACGAATGTTTTGTAACTTATTGGTTCCCTTATCGAGTGCCGATACATTAATGATACCGTTAGCATCAATATCGAATGTTACCTCGATTTGTGGAATACCTCTTTGTGCCGGTGGTAATCCATCCAAGTGGAAACGACCAATGGTTCTGTTGTCTTTTGCCATTGCTCTCTCTCCTTGTAATACATGGATTTCAACTGATGGTTGGTTATCAACTGCTGTTGAGAATACCTGTGATTTCTTTGTTGGGATTGTTGTGTTCGCTTCAATCAACTTTGTGAACACCCCACCCATTGTTTCAATACCAAGAGATAGTGGTGTAACATCCAACAACAATACATCCTTAACATCACCTGCAAGTACTCCACCCTGAATTGCCGCTCCCAAAGCAACTACTTCATCAGGATTAACACCCTTTGATGGTTCCTTACCAAAGAACTTCTTAACCGCTTCTTGGATTGCTGGAATACGAGTTGAACCTCCAACCAAAATGATTTCATCGATATCACTTACTTTAAGACCAGCATTTTTAATTGCCGACTCACAAGGTTTGATTGTTCTTTCAACCAACTTATCAACAAGTTGTTCGAACTTCGCCTTTGTCAATGTCCTAACCAAGTGTTTTGGAACACCATCAACTGGCATAATGTATGGAAGGTTAATCTCTGTTGAAGGTGAAGATGACAATTCAATTTTTGCCTTTTCAGCACCTTCACGAAGACGCTGTAATGCCATTGGGTCTTGTGATAAATCCAATCCATTCTCGTCTTTAAATTCACTTACCAACCAATCAATAATTGCTTGGTCAAAGTCATCACCACCCAAGTGTGTATCACCATCAGTTGCAAGAACTTCAAATACCCCATCACCCAATTCTAATACAGATACATCGTGAGTTCCACCACCACAGTCAAATACAACAACCTTCATATCTTTGGACATCTTGTCTAGTCCATATGCAAGGGCTGCCGCGGTCGGTTCATTTATGATTCGTTTAACTGTAAGTCCTGCAATTTCACCAGCTTCTTTTGTTGCCTGTCTTTGAGCGTCATTGAAATATGCTGGTACTGTAATAACCGCCTCAGTTACTTCATGTCCCAAATAATCCTCAGCAGTTTGTTTCATTTTTTGCAAAACCATTGCCGAGATTTCTTGTGGAGAATATTTCTTACTTTCAATATCCACTCTTGGTGTATCTCCATCACCTTTAACAACCTTATATGGAACTCGTTTAACTTCACTCTTACTTTCGGTGAAGCTTGTTCCCATAAATCTTTTGATTGAGTAAACTGTTTTATCAGGATTGGTAACCGCTTGTCTCTTTGCAGGGTCTCCAACCTTTCTTTCACCATCTTTTACGAATCCTACGATTGAGGGGGTGGTGCGTTTCCCTTCACTGTTTGTAATAACGATTGGTTCGTTACCTTCCATAATAGCTACACACGAATTTGTGGTTCCTAAATCCACGCCGATAATTTTTCCCATAGTTTAATTTAATTTTGTTTAATTATATAATTTTTATTTTATGGAGTCAAGTCCGACACCCATTATTAAACTATGTGCCAAAATTAAATATATGACAAAATGTCATATTATAAAATTTTATCTCGTTTTAATATGTTATCAACACCCCAAAGAGGTTGTAAATTACTATAATGAGATAATTTTAGAACATCATCAACAGTTTTTGACGAACTTAATGGTATTTTGTGGTCAATGTGCCATCCATAATATCCATAATTATCCCAAGACATACCTTCAATAAATTTGGATTCAATATATTTTTTTAATTCTTCAGGAGAACATCCCACTATATTAATAAACTCATAATCTTTAGAATATTTTTTATTTCTTAAAAAGGTACTCAATCTACTTCTGACATTTAAAATAACTTTGAATATTTCATCGTTTTCCTTCCTATTTATTATGTAGTTTTTAAAATACCCATGATTATTAATTAACCATTTTTTTCTATAGTCCTTATAATATTCAGGTCGTTTTTCTTTAAATTTAACAACTTTATCTTTAACCTTATCTTTATTATTTTTCTCCCACCTTTTATTTTTTTCTCTATTTTTTTCAGGATTAAGTTTTGACCAATTTTTAGATAATTCTTTATTTTTTTTCTTTAATTCACAATACTTATCAGGGTTATTTTCTATCCATTTTTTCGTATTATTTTTTTTACAAATTTTACACTGGTAAGTTAGTCCGTCAACATTATGTTTATCTTTACCAAATTCACACACACTCTTTTCAACTTTACATTTACTACAAATTTTTGTTGTCATAATAATTTTTCAATAATTTTTCAATCAATCTTGATTTATTAGTTATTTCATCTTCCATTCGTTTATTTAACTCAGGACTTAAAGTTATTGATATTTTAACTTTTTTCTCTTCTTTTTTTATCATATTTCCCATATAATATAAATATATGAAAAGTGTGTAAAATCCTACTTTACATATTATTTTAACATAAAAAAACCTTCAAAATGAAGGTTTATATTATTCTATTGTCTTAATTTTAATATCGTAAGGTAATTCATGCCCATAATTATGTTCAAACCATTTCAGAAATGGTTCATGCCAGTTTTTCTTACCAAACATTCCATCCAATTCACGAGATATACTTTTTTCATCAATACTCAATATAGGTGATTGTCTTTTTTTTACCATACCTAATTCAGTATTCATCCAATAATTCTCCAAGTAAATTGTCATTTCTCTATCATAGTCCTCATTATTATAAAACACAATAGAGTCAATGTGTTTTATATTTTCAGGGAAGTTAACCTCATCATAATCATCAAAATAACTAACCCCCATACCTGGCGGAAACAAATCCTCAATATAATCATACATCATATTGAAGAATTTTTGATTTTGATTTTCAGTTATAATATATTTCATTCTGTATTTAATGCAAATGTGTTTTCTCCAATAGGACTATACTTACGAAAAGTTTTTTCTTGTTCAATTTTTTTACCAATCTTATTGGAAACCCAATCTGATATTACAAGTAACGCATCGAATGTATCCTCAAATCCAAAATAATTTTTTATCTCCTCACACAATTCGGTGGTAACAAACAATGTTTCCATCCAACTCTCATACACCATATCAGCATACCCTGAACTAGGGTCGATGGTTAGATAATATACAGGTGTTTTAATTTTCCCAAAATATGGTGCAACAACTTTTACAATAACCTCATAATCTTGTGAATCCAAATAGGAATACACAACCCTTTCAATATCAGATTCTTTTAAAAGTCTTCTCATAACATACCATATAGTTTGGCAATTCTGACAAAATATTCTTTCGCTCTTTTATGAAATACTTTCTCCCAGTGTTTAAAAAATAACTTTGGGTTTGAAACAACATTACTACTCAAATTTTTATATGGGTTAATTGAAAATCCCATATCTATCATCTTGTCAGTAATAAATTGTAAGACATCGTTCCAAATATTAATCTTTTCTTTAACATCCGTCTGAGCCATAGGTTTTTTGAATATGTCCTCAAAATCCCTAATAGTACTTAACTCATCAATAATTCTGTCGGCTGAGAATTTTCTAAGTCTTTGGATATCTTCCCACGCTTCAGTATTTTTAAGAGCAGTTATAAACTCCTCATAATTATTAAACTTTTGTGTTTTTAATACTCTAAACGCCTGTGGTATTCTGGCATTGATTTCTAGTTTCAATGACAAGTATAAACAAGTTAAAAACTCATTCCACCCTTCTGAAAATTGAGACCTGTTTTTAGACGCCATAACATTTAATGTCGTTTCTGAACCAAACCCAATTTTATTATCATTAACATATCTTTTGTAGAGCTGATACGCATGAGTTATTTCGTGAGTAACCGTAGACTCAACGACAGTTCTTAAAGACTCAACATTATCAAACTGACTTTGGCTACATTGAACTGAAATCTCATAATCCCCCAATTCAAAAATATCCCCTAATTCTGGGTGATTAGTTATTTTAAAATTCTCAATTTCAAATGAGTGACTTCCCCCAACACTTGGTTTTAAATCATTCTCTTCAAATAACCTGTCCTCATACACACTTACCAAAACCACAAATTTATTTTTATATGCCGGAAATTTTTTCCAAGCCTCTATATCAAAATTTGGATTGTTCTCAACAAAATACCAAGTGTCTTCTCCTGAAATCTCCGATGAATATTCTTTAATTATCATCGTACCATACTTATTCGAAAACCTTTCGTCTTCTTCATAGTTCCCTGAAAGTCTTAGAGCTTCCAACTCTTGTAATACCATTTCAGTATATATTTCCGTGAACATCTCAATGTCCTTTGGAACCCCTAACGCCTCATTTAGAAGAACCTGTATTCTTTGGTCTATCATTATTAACTTTCTTATTGAAGATTTCGTCGTTTATCCATTTTTGCGGAATATCTGTCTTCGTTAATAATTCCATTAACTCTTCTCTACTTAAATTTTCAAAAGGATTTTTCATTCCGCTAATATAAGAATAAATATTAACAAAAACAAAAAACCCCCTAATAAAAATATTAAGGGGTTCTGTTGTAGTCGGAGCGGGAATCGAACCCGCACGGACACAATGTCCACAAGATTTTCTTACTACTATAGCTTTCGCTACCCTTTCGGTTTGTAGTCTGGACTATACCTTAACCATATCATTTCTGATTTAGGTTCTCCGTGTCTAGTCTCTACACCTTCCCTTTCGGGCTTGGCTCGGGGTTCCCAGATTAAAGGGTTCACCGAATTTACGGAGTTCTACTTAAAGAGTTTCCTCCTTAGCACTCAAATAGTTAAAGTCTTGCGTGTCTACCTATTCCACCATCCAACCATTTTGTTCGCCCTGTAGGAATCGAACCTACCACCTACTGATTATGAGTCAGTTGCTCTAACCGAATGAGCTAAGAGCGATTATCAAATCTTTTACAAATATACATCAAACATTCTAATAAATCAAATAAAAACCCCCAGTTTCCTGAGGGTTTTCAACTTTTATTTAATTTTTTTTATTTAACTATAAGTGTCCTCAACATTTTCAATATATCGTATTAATAAACTTCTCTCTTTATCAGATATTTCAGTATCTAATTCAATCTCTTCTTTTAAATCTTGTAATGTTTGCATTGTGCTTTGAACACAAGACGCTAAATCATCGTCCGCTCTTTGAATGTATCTGACGAACATTTCATATGTCGAGCTTTCATTTTCACTCATAACTCTTTTAACTATCTTGGTTAATTCTGATTCTGTAAGTCTTACTACTTTACTCATATGTTATAAATATATCGTAAAATAAAAACCCCTCCGTTAAGGAAGGGTTAATTAATTTTTGTTTGTTAAAATTACTTGGTGTAGGTTCTCAAACAATGTGCCGTCCAAGCAGTAATACCAAGTACAATTGGCATCATCATTCCTGCTCCTCCGAACATTGCAATATGAACGGCAACTGCTCCTGACATCACAGATGACAAAAGAACCGCTCCGTAGATTGATGTTCTTGGAACACAAAGAGCAATAACTCCCACAACTTCCATAACTCCAACAAGAGCCATATAAGGCAACATGTTCATTGCTGTGAAATTTGTGGTCATTGCCTCTGAACCAGCAATTTTTGACAATCCTCCCATTCCGAGCATAAAGGTAACAATTGCGGTAAGCAACCATCCCAAGTTTTTAAGTGTTAAATAATTTTTCATAATCCAAGTATAAGATATGAA